TCGGTGCTAAATTCGCTGCAGGTCTTTGGTCATAAAGTCTTTCATATAACAAATGTTCAAATCCAATTTCTACTTTATAAACTTCTGAAGGGGTTGAAAACTCCCCACCTGATGTACTATAATTTAATGAACCCCAACCTGAATTGTTTAGTTGTTCATATTGTTTAGCCAAAAAAGTTCCAAGTCCTTTATAAGAAAATTGTATTTGTTTAAATGGCAAAGCAATATTTACACTTGATTTAGTTACATCTAAATAACTATCAATATTTGTTGGTGTTGTAGAAGCTGCACTATAATAGCTATCTAAAGTCCTTACTTCAATAGTACCATCACTTTCTACATAAGCAGTCAGATTGAACATTTTGAATATATTAGTTAAAAAATCCAAAATAGTCATTTCAGGAATTTGTTGTGCAATAATAAATTGTTGGTCACTATTAGATGAAAAAGCACTTGCATTTTTATATTCATCTTGAAATTGTTGACCCGGTTGTAAATTATTAATAACCCAATGAAAGCCATTTGCATTGAAAGAAATTGTAGATGTACATCTTACTTGTATTCCATAAGTACCTCCTTGTAACGGTCCTGGAGACAAAGTTGACCCAGTAGCAAAAAAAACAACTGCTGTCGTAACTCCTAGTCTTTGTTCATATACTTCTCCATTTCTCATAATCCTTATATCATAAGGAATATTAGTTGTGGTTGGGGTTATTGTTAGTTGAGTATTAGAATAGTTTGTGTTATTATCTAATAGCAAATACCCATTTAAAGTTGCTGAACCTGCAGGGTTTCCACTACCTTGAAAGACTAAGTCATTTAATTCTGTCCAAGGCGTTGATATTTGACCTGCTGCATCAACACTACCTTTTTTTCTATGAAGCCACATAAAAAGATTGTTAAATGCAGAGTTAGAAGAATTATTAAAAAAAGAAGTGCTAAAATTTATGTCATCAAATTGTGATTCTATTGCATCTATAATATATTGTAATCTAATAGCAAATTTAAATTGATTCCATTGAATACCATTTGGAGTAGTTGCAAACCCATTCCAAAACACATTACCATTTTCCCCATTACTTGTTAGACCTGTATAAGTCATTCTATTAGTATGAGTAATTAAAGGAACAATTCTATTTACAGTAGAAGTTGCAGGGTTTAATTGTAAACCACTTTTAATATTATTATAATTATAAATAGTATCAAGTTGTGCGAGTGTCGCTAATCCACTTAACTGTTGGTCACCTAGTATATCTTTTAAATTTACTGTATTACCATAAAAAGTAATTCTATAAGTATGTGGTGAATTGTTTTTAAGGTCAACTCCCTGTAAAGCTACAAAGCCTGTTTTATAAGGTATTGTATTTAACTCTAAAGATGCAGCTACTTTGTTTCTTGCATCAAAACCATTTAATATATCAAAATTATAGTAGTGTTGAAAAATCCTATTATTAACTGGTGAAGCAGGTAAAGAAAAAGTTTTGGTAAACTCTGTAAATATCTTTGCAATATCTTTTACATTTTGAATAGTTTGTGTAAGTGAAACTGTTTCATCTTTGAATAAATCTAATCTTTCAGTTCCTATATATAATTGTAGTTTTTGCATTTATGTTATTCTACGTTATCTTATGTTATTTATATAATCAAAAGCATTTTCAAATTGCATTGTGTATTGTATTAATCTATCATTAACAGATGTTTTAAAATCAATACTAGAATCTTTAACAATAACAGGCACTCTTTCATTAGCAGTTGGATTTGAATTTACTGGTCTTTCAAACCAAACGTATTCAGACATTAATAATTGCTGAAACATTTCATTTGCTTGTTCTGGATAATATCCTGAGCTAAGTTTGACACTTTGTCTAGCTTGTGTATTAAACAACTTATTAGGTGCATTAGAAACTTCATAATTTGCTTTTCCTGCGGTTGGATAAACTATTGTATTTGCTTTATAGTTTTCATTTGTTCTAGTGACTTGTTTAGTTTCTTTTAAAAAGAACCATAAATCCTGTTGAACTCCATATTTATTTATAAATATTATTTTATTACCTATTCCATATTTAGTACAATCTATTCTTTTAATAACACAAGTTAAAGAACCTTGACCTGCTTGAGATGTTGCATTTCCATTAAAATTATATACTACTAAAACTCCTCCTCCTGTCATATAATGAACATAACCTTCTTGACCAGTAGGATAATAGATTTGCCATTTGGCTGGTGGTGTTCCATCTTGGTTTCCTGAGAAATTAGGAGCAATTAAAAACTGTGCAGATGCTGATGTTAGAAAAGGCACTATTGGATTTGCACCTTCATCAAATGTTCCATAAGCTTCAAAGCCTACATCTGAAGTTGAAGTTGTAGAAAGCACACTTCCTGCTCCATTTGTTAAAGAATGTGTTGAAACAACAGTTGTTATTGCAACAGTTATTGGTACGTAATTAGATTTATATACAATATTTAAATAATCCCTTGCTAACTCTGAAATATCAAATTGAACATTACTGCCTACAACTGGATTGTTTTTTATTAAAGTGTATCTTAAAGTTCCATCTATTGTAATTTTACAACTAACAGATAAAGGATTTGTTGAACCTACTGTTGCTGCAACTATGTTTTTATATTGTGGATTTCTTAACGCTATGTTTGCCATTTCTTATTGTTTTCTATTTTCTATATCTTTTGCAATAGCTTTTAAAAATTCATCTCCAAATTTAGCTTGACCTTCTCTTAATGCTTCACTAAAAAAACTTGTTGCTCTTATTCCTTTTTTAAATATACTTCTTGCTATTAAGAAGTCTAATGTTTTTCTTTTTAAAAATCTACCTTTCTTATCTCTAGGTGCTAAACCTTTTCTTACTGTCCATTTATCAAATGCTTTTGGTGGTGGCATACCTTTTAAACCAAACTTACCTCCTTTGCTTTTATAACTAAAAGGTGATCCTGCTGTAACTTTATCTGCATAATATGATTCTACACCCCTAACACCTTTGTCTTGAAATATACCATAGTTTTCCATATAAAATCTTACTATATATGCACTAGGAAGTGTATCAACTTTTGATGTTAATGAACTAGATAATTTACCATCTTGATTATCTTTCTTTGCTAAATTTACTCTTGCTTGTTTTATAACATATTCAGCAAATGTTTCTATTGATTGTTTAAAAGATATATATTTCATTAGCAAATATATATATCATTATAAATTAAAACATCCATAGTTATTGTCCATCCTGCTAATTGATTCTCAAAACGATCATAGAAAGGTTCTAAACTTGGTGAGTTTTCTAATTGGTACATATCAGTATATAAACTACCTTTTCTTAATCTTTGTGTTAATCTATTCAACACTCCTAATTGTGTGTTTAAGATGTCTTGTACATCATTATTTCCTGTAAACCTATCTACTGTTAATTCTTTAGATTGGTTGACAATATCACAAGCTAAAATGCTCATATTAAATCTTAACACATTTTCGTCATCAATTACTGAGTTAATTATAATGTGACCTAATGGAAATATATCTTGCTTGTTTAAATTAACATCTGTAATGTCTCCTGTTGTTACTGTGTTAATATTTACATCTTTTAATAGTTCCTCTTTTATTGTTTCGGTTAATTGATAAAAACCTCTTATACCTTGATTGCTCATTTAAATTTCTTTTTTATTTGTTTTGCTTCTAAATCGTTTTTGTCTTTCATAAATGATAGCATCATAAAACATTCGTGCATTTTCAATTTAGTGATATTTTCAAATCTTCTAATGTCCCCTTTAGAGAGTGCATAAATTGATTGATACCATCCCCACTTTGTGTTAAAGATAGATGTTTGATCAAGGCTTCGTTCTCCTGATTGTCCAAAGAGTTCATCATAATTGTCGACAATTCCAGACCTAAATTCCACAAAAAAAAAATTGAAGACATCACAGCATCCATTGGCATATCCAATAAATCTTGTTCTGTTCCAACCTCATAATCCTTTATAGTATATTTATTTTTTAACTTTGCTATTATTGGTCTATATAAAACATTCATTGCTTTTTCTATTTGATCCCAATCACCTATAAAAGTATCTAAGTCAATATATTCACCTAAAGTAAGATCATCTAATTGTGGGTGAAAACCATACTCTATTTTGTTTAATTTAAATCTTTGTACTAAAGCAGGTTTGGTGTCAAATATATTATTAAGTAATTTTATAATTTCTTGACTATCAGATAGTTTTAATAATATAACTTTATTCAAAGGCATATTACAAAAAATCTCAATCATTTTTGCATCATAGAATTTATCTCCTTTGTTCTCTTTTTGGATATTTAAGAAATGTTTATACTGTCTTAAAGTAATATCTTTTAATGATGTGGGTATAGTAATGCTAAGTTTCATATATATATAACGGATTTAATTGTGTATTTTATAGTCATAAAAGTAATAAAAAAAAAGGAGAGCATTTCTGCCCTCCCTTTTATAAGATTATACTAAACTGTGATTCACTGTAGGCGTATAACCTTTTTAATGTAAGATTACTCAATAAACTTACATCATATCTGCCTCAAAACAACCATTACTGCAATAACCTTTTTGGTGTATTGGCTTCTCGCAATGATCACAAGTATAATCTGGATCATTCCAACCTCTGTAATTGTGTTCCATTTCTACTAACCAGTCATCATAATTCATATGTTAAATATTAAACTCATTAATATTCTTGCTATAAAATAAGTCGGAAACAAAATTAAAAATATAATTTGTGCTTTCTTAAATTGTTTGCCTAATTTTGCTGCTGTTGTTAATTTCTTATCCATCTATCAAATTTAAATTAAACTGCTTTGCTACATAATTTATGTGCTTCTGTGTAGTCATTGACCAATAACCTAATTGAATTAAATTACTGCCATCTATCTTTGCAACTATTGTACTGTAACTCCATACATTATTGCCTTGAATTTTTAAATTTTGTTTGTACCTGTCTAGTGTTCTCATATTGTTTTTTTTAGTTATAAAAGGTTAAAAAAGTTTTCTCTTACTTTAAAAGCTATATAAAATCTGTAATTTTGTTTTATATAATTATTCTGGACTCTTACCTTAATTATTAATAATACTTAAATATACAATAAAGATACTTATAAACAAAAAATTTAATAACTTATTTTAATGTAGAGTGTATTTACCAAAGTTGGGTCTTGATAAAATTGAGTAGGTTGCATAACGACAGGGATCAATAATATGATTGTGCTTATCTTCAGGTACATTAATTAACCTACCTGATTTATCTTCTTTCCATTTATAATTTCTAAACTCTGCTATTGCATTAGATGAGGTTGATAGTATATTTATTTTGTATCTCTTTAATAAGTCAATACCTGCATTAATTGAATCTTTACCTTTTATGCTTGGAAATATATTATGACCCATCTTTCTTAATTCACTTATTAATCTAGGTTCTGCACTATCAGCATAGATTGGATTTGATTGTAAGTTTTCTTCTTTTAAGAATTTGCTAATATCATTAGTAGTCATTTGTGTTCTATATAAATGTTCTTTAACATATAAGTTATGTTCTAATGTATAAATACTTACCAATGTACTAGGATCATTTGAGTAACCAAAATCCATTCCATAAGCAATTAACTTTGCATCTATTGGTATTTGATTTACTTCATTGTATTTGAATATTGTACTCTTACTTGCTGTTCGTTCACCTAATCCATATATTTTCCAATATTGATCATCTGTATCTCTTAACCTTTCTATCTCAGCTTTGATTGAATCTTCTACAAAAGGATTATCTAAGTAAGTAGTTTTAAAAAAAGCACAATCATCTCTAGGTATTACTTTATCATATATCCAATGATACTCATCTGAAGGATTAAAATCTAATATAATTTGTTCTTGTGTTCTAAATATAAGTTGTTGCCAATCTTCAAAAAATAACTCATTACCTTCATTTATAAATAGTAGATCTCTTTTCCTACCTCTAATCTTTGTAGGTTGATCAAGAGATATAAATTCAATTAAGTTGTTAAATAAATAGTATTCTGAATTTGACTTGTTGTGAAACTTCTCACTATACATATTATGAGTTTGTAAGATACTCATAAAGTCTCTCATAACAGTTGCTCTTAAACTAGGAAATGATTTTCTGCAAATTGTAATTACTTTGTCGTTATGTTTAGCACAATACTCAAATATGATCCAAAGAATAATATTATAAGTTTTGCCTGAACGAGTACCACCTTGTTCAACTACAATCTTTTTTGTGTTATCTAATAAATGTTCATAAACAACATTAGTTTTTATCTTTAGTTCTGCCAATTATTTCAATTTGAAAGTTAGTAGGCATTCCTTCTGCACCTGTAATTTCTTGTCTTTCAACATATCCTCTATTCTTGCCTTTTGTTTTTAAATAAAATATAGTTGCAGTTGTATTACCATTTAATATTTGTTTATGTAATTGACTTTCTGCCATATCTAATGCTATGTTCTGTATGTCATTTACTGACTTTTTAAACTTATCATCTTTTAACCATTCATAAAATGTACTCCTAGCAATACCTACATTCTTACAAGCAGTAGTAACAACACCAAATGACTTTTCTAATGTTTCTAATGTTTTCTTTTTTAGTGTGTCCGATTTGTCCGATTTATTTTTCATTTAATTGCATTTAAAAATTCGTGTCTTGCACTTTGATCTGATTTAAATACACCCATTAGTTTAGTTGTAGTAGTATGAGTGTTATGTTTCTTTACTCCTCTCATTTCCATACACATATGCTTGGCAGTTAATTGAACAGCAACACCAATAGGTTCTAATTCATTCCATAAAAACTCTGCTACCTGCATTGTGATTCTTTCTTGATTCTGTAATCTTCTAGCAAATGTTTCTAATGTTCTTGCTAGTTTTGATAGACCTACTATTTTCTTACTTGGTATGTATGCAATAGTTCCTGTTCCAAAGAATGGTGCTATATGATGCTCACACAATGAATGAAATGGAATATTAGTTTGTATAATCATCTCATCATATCCCTCACCTTCAAATGTAGTGCAATTCCATTTAGGTGGATTTAAAAATTCATTAAAAAACTTTACAAATCTTTTAGGTGTTTCTTTTAATCCTTCTCTATTTACATCCTCACCAAAGTATTGTAGTAATCTAGTAACATTATCTTCTACTGTTTCTTCTCCTTCTTCTCTCATCTCCCAAGGAAATACTAACCATACATTTTCTGTACCATTAGTTTCAGACATATCAAAAAGAGATACAAAAGGTTTTTTATATCTGTTTATATATCTATCTCTTGTCTTACCACTATCTATAATGTCATCTATTATTATATCAGCTTCCTCAATTGTGTCTACTGAATATCCTGTTAGACCTGCAACTATTTGTCCACCTCTTGGCACACCATAAAACTTTGAATTTTTAGGGCATTGCAATACTATTTTATTTACTGCTTGATAAACCTCTGCCCAAGTAAGATATTGCTTCATATGTTAGTTTAATTGTTTCCATAATTTATACTCCTGTTTTTTTATTCCAAATTTCTATATGTAATCTTGTGGTAAAATTAACATAATTTTCTATTGCTAATTCAACTACATTTAATTTATTATCATTTAATAAATCTTGATTTTCACCTGCTGGCATTAAGTAAATTTTATTTTTATCTATTATGTTATAATAAATTTCTTTTACTTCTTTCCATTCTTTTATGTCGTTTATTACAAATTTAAATATAGTATTTAGTTTGTTTAATTGTTTTATTACTTCAGATTTAAATGTCATTGATCTATCATTTCCACTATTTAAAAGTTTAGGACTGCAATTCCATAAATGTATTTGATATAATAAAAATTCATTTGGCATTATTGTTCCGTTTGTTTCTACTTCAAAATAAGCATTTGCATTTATATTATGTTTTACATACTTAATAAAAGCTTCTAATCCTGCTTGCTGCATCATTGGTTCTCCACCTGTGAGAATAATGTGTGCATCATTTTTAATTGCTTTTATACAATCATCTGGTAATACTTCTTCAACATTCATTGAGGTAGCTTTCATCCACACCTCTACAGTATCACATCTAAATTCTGCTCCATTATGTAACTCACCATCAAATTGCGTACCCATTCCCCCACACATTAAATTGCAACCTCCTAACCTAACAAACACACTTGGTATGCCTACTGTCTTTCCTTCACCTTGAATAGAATAAAACACTTCACTAATTGCTAATTTATTCTTCATATATTACTTTACTTGATTTTGTTTCTGCTAACTCTATTCTTACTATTGGTAATTGTGCTTCATTTTTTATTTGTTTGTAAAACCAAATTGCCATATTTTCTGCACTTGTCTCAAAAGGAACTGTCTTTATTAACTCACCTGCTAAACTTAAAACTTCAACTAAAGGGTCTTTATCATATAATAAAAACCAATGATCATACTGCTTTACTATTGGTTCTACCATATTATCAATGTCACTAAAAAGCATTGTAACACCATTACTCATATGATCAAAAGCAAAAGTACATACTACATCGTAGGTATGTCCGTGTAATCTTCCACACTTTACACCTGCTTCTTTATTTCTATGACCCATATAAAAATGATATTTTTTTTCTATCTTAATCATATCCACCCTTTCTCTTTAGCCAAGTAATAACCTTTTACTCTTAATTCAGTTGCAGGATTATCTTTATTTCCATAACCCCACTCATTCATAGTCATATCTCCATTGTAATCTGTCATAGTATCATTGATAATTATATCTAAGATATTTAAATCCTTTGCCATTTTCCAAGTTTCAGCTTTATCTAAATACATTAAAGGTGTGTGTATTCTATAATCACCTGCACCTAATCCTAACGACAATGTAGTTTGCAATGCATCTATCGTAGTTTTTCTGCAATCAGGATATCCACTATAGTCAGTTTGACAAACTCCCGTTACTAAATCAGTAATGCCTTTTTCAGCACCATAGCTTGATGCTATTGTAAGAAACAAAATATTTCTTCCTGAGGTAAAACTTGCAGGTAAACTATTATCAATGTAACTTTCTTTAGTGTGGTCTGTGTGTTCAGTTAAAGATGAGTTTGCTAGTAATCCTTTTATGTTAAATATTTTATAACTTATACCTTCTGCATCAGCAATTTTTTGTGCTTGTTTTAATTCTTGTATATGACTTTGACCATAATCAAATCCTATTGCTAATACCTCATCAAATTTTTCTTTCGCCCAATATAAACAAGTAGTTGAATCTTGACCACCTGATAATAAAACTATTGCTTTTGTCATATTTTATATGTTGAAATTATTTTTACTCCACCTCTTGGAAATTGATTAACTATTACTTCTATGGTTTTTGGTTCAATAGCAGAATGCAAATGTTGTGCTATTGATTTTGCTAATGTCTCACAATGTGCTCCGTGATCTCTAAAACTCCATAAATAAAATTTAATTGTTTTAGATTCTATATAATATTTATTTGGTTTATATTTTATTGTAATATGATTAAAGTCAGGTTGTCCTGTTGTTGGACAAACAGATGTAAATTCTTCTGTACTAATTTGAACTTCTAGGTTACCACCTGTCCATTGTTGTCTGCCTTCTTTTACTTCTGTTACAGCAACATCTGGGTTAGCTGGTCTTTTCATTGATCCGTGGATTGGAATGTAATTTTCTTTACTCATTTTATTTATTTAAAGATTAATATCTGCGTACTCACTATACTTGACCCATTCATAAAAGTTATATTTTGAAAGAGCATAAGGGTCTTTTATCCTTCTTTTTTTAAATCTATTTTTTTCTACAATGCTTCCAGTAAATTTATGTACCTCACCAAACCTATGACCTGCTGACCAAGTTGTACTATCCACAGAATAAAATTTATACTTAGGTAATAATAACATTGGTGTAAATCCTAATCCGTGTACTTTTGTTTTTTGTTTAGCTGCATCATATAAAAATTTGTTAATCATTGGAAACTTCTTACTACTTAAATTGTCAGTTAAGAAAGCACCAAAACAAATATACTCATAATCCTTACATAATTTTAACCAATTATCATACCCTCTATTTAAATGCCATACAGGCATTGGTTTCCAACCTACTAATTTTTCTAACTTATCAGTTAACTTTTGTACTTCATCTACTCCTATTACTGTGTCTATATCTACTTCTACATAATTTTGTATATGATTTTCTTTTACATATTTAGCATAGTCATAAATATACTTATCCCAATCTAATGTCTTTGCCTGTTCTTTCTTTGATGTTAAATAACTAAACACACCACTATCTAAAATAAAATCTTTATACTTACTACTTAGATTTTTTTCCTTTTCATTTATATAGTAATATGATTGTAATCTATAAAAGTCATAAAACTTATCTACTACCCAATGTGCGTGTCTTGTTCCGTGACCTGCAAGATATATTTTCATTTAGTAAGTAAATTATATATAATACTTTCTTTACTTCCTTTTGCATTATTTAATATTTCTATTAATTGATCATATTCATCTTTAGTATAATCTAAAACTATTTTATATTGCTCATCTTTTTCTTCTTCTTCAGTAAAAAAATCTTCTACATCATAATCTTTATGTTCCCATACATCTAAACCCCATTCAGTTATTTTTTCATTTGTCCAATCATTAGCTAATAAATCCCAATCCCACTCTCCAAAACCTACATTGTCTTTTATAATAAATTCTTTCTTTTGTTCTTCAGTTAACTCATCAGCTTGAATTACATAGATTTCTTTTAACCCTGCTTCTATACAGGCTTTGTGTCTCATATTTCCACCAAGTATTATATTTTTCTCATCTACAACAATTGGTCTAAGTTTTAACATTTCTGGAAAATCTTTTATAGACTTGACTAATTTTTTAAACCTAACATCTTTTATTAATCTAGGATTGTTTGGGTTAGATTTAATTTTATGTATTTTAATTTTATTAGGTTTCATATTTATATAACGTATTAATTCTGTTTATTTTTCCAGTCATATGATTTTTTTCTTAATTTAATTGTGTTCATTAAATCAACTACATCTTCATCTTTAACATCTAAAATTAATTTAACTAAAGGATTTTTTAATTTATTTCTTAGTTTTAAATATTTTTCTTCTATATCAAGATATTTATTTTCTAAATAATTTGCTCTATCTACATCCTCATATGGTATTCTAGGTTTAAAAAAAAATGTTTTCTCAAATTTATCTAAGTTTTTATTATTGCTTTTATACATTGAATAGTTTTTAAGCAAATGCAGACAACTTGCGTGGTGCATTTTTCTGCCTTGATCAGTAAAAAATTTAGCTATATTTTGCAATTTCATAAATAACTTGTCTCTTAATATATAACAAGCCAATGCTCTCATTTCTATTACTTCTCTTTTTCTTGTGTTGCTAAAAATATCTAACCCACAAAGTCTGTTTATTTTTTCACAAACTTCTAAGGGTGTTAAATTTTCATCTGAGCAATAGGGATCTACAGGTGTAGTTAATTCTTTGTCTAATCCTTCCATTAATTTGTTCTTAACTTTAATAAATTGTAGCATTCAATATACTTTTCTCTTGCTTTACTTTTGTAATTTTGTTTAAATAATTCATAAAGTTTTCGTGTATATTGGTATTTGGTTTCACAATCTACAAAATATTTTTCAGCAAACCTCTTACCTTTACCTTTAAAATAGTTTACATTGTCTGCAGTATCTCCTTCAATCATTTGACTATAAAAATTAAACAAAGCTTGTTCTTCAGATATATCTAATATTTCTTTATGTTTCCAATGATAATTATAAATTAGACAAGGAAATTGTTTGTAATCTTTATCAATTGAAACGATCATAACTTCATTTCTACCAAACTGTTCACTTAATTTAAACCAATATCTTGCTACCATATCATCTGTCTCAACACCATAACCAAATATACTATCGTATTGTTGCTTAACATAATTATGCATTGGGTGTAGTAGTGGAGGAAGTTCTTGTTTTTTTCTGTTTGCTTTATATTTTTTTGCAAGTAATTTTCTAAAATTACCTTTTGATCCACTAAATGTTATTACTTTATCTATTGTATATTTTTCTTCTAAATCATTTACAATAGACATAAATTGTTGGTCAAACTTATTTCTAGAATCACTTATATCAGTATAATACTTTTCATCTTCAGGTGTTTCTCTTTTTCTGTAACAACTAGCAAATATTAAACTATCTGCATCTATAAGTAAAATCATTCTTTTATTTTATTAATCCATTTACCTTCTAGGTCTATGATTGTGTAATTATGTTCTTTTAACAATTCAATTGCTTTATTGATTGCTTTTGCTCTTTGTCTGTAATGATCAAATATCTCATTTTCAAATGCGTTTACTTTATTCATAATTCTTTTAATTCTTTTTTTATTTGTGTTAAATAATATTTTTGCATTTTTTTATTCTCTTTGCAAACTTGATTAATTATAAAAGGAAGGTCTTTAAATAATTGATCTGTATTATAGACAAGCCATTTTGAATCGTCTGGGTCTCCATAACCAAAGTGCATTTCTCCACTATCACAATATAAGTGATGTGTTTCGTGTATATATGTATGCTTTTTTAAATTAATTAATTTGTCAATTTGTGATTCTAACTCATCTATTTTGTCTTTTAAATCTGCTTTTTTTAAATCCATCTTGAAATTATTATAGTTAATATTAATGCTATTGTAGCAATCATAAATGCAATTAAACTTGATGTATATTGTTTATCTGATCTTCCTTGCCTTGACCTGTATTGTCTTGTTTTTTTATCTTTCATTTTAAAATCCTTTTTCGCAATTGTCAGCATAATCAATAGCATCTTGATATATGTTAGGTCTTGTTTTTTCTACAAAATCTGCAAAATCATTAAACCATTTAAGTACTTTTTCTTTGTTGTCTATTCTCATTATTATGTATTTTTTAAATCAATAAAAAGAAAATTTCTGTCTTTGTCAATTACACTTTCTTTTAATTGTATAGTTATTATTGCATCAGTAATCTGTGGATCAACCTTAATTAATCTCTCTATTTCTGATTTTATAGAAATAAGTGTGTCTGTGTTTAATGTCATAATTATTTTTTAAAATGTCATTAAATCAATTATTTGTTCTCCTGTTTTTTTACCATTTAATAAAATTTCATAATTTGGGTCTTGACCTGACATACTAATGTCATCAAGTAAGTCATCAATATTATTAAATGATTTAGTGTAATAAGTGCAATCAATAGTGTAATTTTTCATTTTGTCTGTTTTAAATTATTGTTATAAAAAATCAATGAGAAGTTCCTAACTATCTAAGAGAGGTAACTAGTTTTACAGGACTCGCACCTGACATCTCATAAGCCTTCCCCCCTCATTGATAAATCAAATATACAATAAATTAAGTTATAAACAAAATTTTGAATAACTTTTTCTAAGATAAGTTAATATTTATTCTACTTGCTTGGTTTTCTTTTAGTAGATAAACATCTTTAAGTATTCTTTTTTTTGTCCACATTGTAGTGTCTGGACAATATTTTTTTATAGTGTTAGGCATTTTTAAAGTATTTAACCAATACATAAAATTACCCTTAGGATCATTTACAAAATACAATTTGATTATACTTTTATCTAATTGCATTAAAGCATCGTACTTGTCTTTCTCAAGCATTTTTTCCTCATAGTATTTTTTCCTAAATTTCATTTCAATTACACAATCAAAACCTTTAGGTGTTTTACCTTCAGCATCCCATTTACACATACCATCTCCTGTATGTTTTAAATCCCAACCATCAAAATTTAAAAGCATTATTACAGCTTTCTCCCATTGATTAATCTTCTTTAACCCCATTTTCCCAAATGAGATTTAAATCTTTGATCCATCTTTTTATTGTCTTGGGACTGCAACGACAGGGTTCTTCAAATTTATGATTGTAATATTTTGAGTGTAAGTCGCATACCAACAAAAATTCTGTGTTGGATATGACATCGTTCTTTCCCATTCTAAATTTTTGCCAGTCATTAAAATCATATTTGTTAAATTTTACCATCTTTTAATTTTAAAGTTATTGAGACTTTTTCTTCTATTATTACAATTACATTTAGTTCCTTTGTATTTATGGTATCTATCTACTAGGTATTTAATGCCTGTGTATTTTGTAATATAATAGATTAAGTTTCCTAATTTCATATTATTTTATTTAAGTGTGTTTTAGACACTACATAAGAATCTCCATAACCAAAGTTTTTTATTTGTTTGTATTGATCAAATTTATTTCTTGATATTGATCCAATTAATTCTACTATAGGTAATTGTAACCAAGCCAATACATAACTGTCAGCTTTTTTTCTTTCATATTGTTTTTTAAATATTAGTAAGTCAGGCCTGTATTTAGAAGCAGAGGTTTTAACATCAACTCCATTATCAAAGTCAGTTCCGTCATCACCCATAACTATAATTGATAAATCCATTTTTTTTCCAGAATATAATGAGTAAGCTAATTCACCTAAAACTCCTACATAATGTCTATGCCATCCTTTTTTATCTTTAAAGCAATTAATACTATTTTTAGTTTCTGCGTGGTTTTTTGAGCCTGATCTTTTTATTGCCAAGTCTTGACACCATTCCATTTGTTTAGTAGTAAGTTTAATTTTCATAGTAATTTTAATAATTTTTGTTTTACTTTCTTATATGTCCAATATAAAGAATAATATTTAATTTTTGATTTTCTAGAAAAATCAGATATACTTTCTCCTGAGTTAATTATTTCAAAAACTTTTCTATCATACCAATACATTTTAGATAGTGCATCTTGTATTTTTTTATTGGCTTGATCATAATTAACTGGTTCATCTATAAAATGGTACATTTGTTTGTTCTTCCTTCGTTCAATTTGTAGTTTAGTAGCATCATCAAAACTTACCATTGTAATATTTTTGTTTTTTCTTTTTAAATCAATAAATAAACTTTTTAAAGTTTTAAATACATAATAATAATTTATTTCATCTTTATACATTATATCTAAAGTTCCTTTTTCTAATTGCAATTGGATTTTTATATACATTTCCTGTGTAATGTCTTCTGCCAAAGTCCTATTACATCCAAAAGTACAAACTATATCTACCCAAGTATCGTGTTTTTTTGCTATTAAGATTAAAATATCTTTATACATATTTTTTTAAAGGATCATATAAGTTATCTACAATTGTAGGTAACCCAACATCATTGACCTCAAAGCTGAAAGTTTCAAAAGCATAACCTCTGCTCCTTCCACATTTAACAGTCACCCATTCTTTATTTACTGTATTTGCTTCTAATGATATAACTGTCTCTGCTTTTTTTTCTAAGAAAGAACCTAAATGACCAGTTCCTAATTTTGTGCTTCCGAAATTCTGATGGATTACATTTATAATATGACAATTATATAATGCTGACCATTGCATTAATTTTTGAACTACTGCATTAGATTCCTCTAAATTATTAACATCACTCACAAGATCGGCAATTCCGTCTATAATAACAAGAGATGGGTTATTTATTTTTTGCGATAGGTAATACTCAATAAATTCTAAACGTATCTTATAACCTATTGTACGTAGTCCAAAAGTATGGTATACATCTGATTGTATACTGCTATCCATATCATAAACTCTTTTAAATACTTTTTGACAATGCCATAAACCTTGCTCAGTATCAAAATGTATTAAATGACCATTACCACGATGTCCTTTTATATTACCTCCATAAATATTATTACCACTTAAATAAACTGAAGCAAGTAGTGATATAAAAAAAGTTTTTTTAGTTTTTGGTGGTGCTGTTACTACACTTAAATTTCCATAAGTTCCTATTGGTATTGGTAATAAAGAATCACCATTCTTTGTTTTTATTAATTTTTCTCCATATGATAAAGCTACAGGAGGATATTCTATTTTTTGGTGTGAATTTACAAAGCAATCTTCCTCAATGAATTGCATAAGCATATCGTGTTCGGTCTGTTTAGTTGTCATTTACTAAATGTATTATTTTTTTTTATTATAAGAATATTTTTTTACATAAAAAAAGGGTATGAATTATTAAACCCATACCCTAATTTAAAGTTAGATTAACTTATTAGAAAGGCAAATCGTCTTTGATCACGTGAGCAGATTCAGTACCTGAAATAATATCTAATTTTTCTTCTTCTTTTTCAGCTAAAGAAATTTTACCTTGATTATTTTCGATGTCCTTAATCCACACTACTTTTCCATTACCGAAATAAAGTGCTGGTTTTCCTGCTTCTCTTTCTTCAGCAGTTCTACTGTCCATAATTCCAACATTATTTCCATAACGTGTGTCGTCATTTATTGAAATTGTAAAGTTGTACCATACTGCACCATCTTTACCTTTTACGAATTTTTCTTTTGGCATTTTTGCCACATTAATACTTGCATTAATAATTGCTCCCATATTTATTTTGATTTATTTAGTTACTAATTTTTTTTTAAAACTATCAGATTCATCTTCTCCAAATACTCCAAGTTCATAAAAACCTGTTAATTTTAACACTGCTCTACTCATTGCTCTTTTTTCAGCCATTTCGGCAACATACCAACTATTGCAATTTCCATCTTTAAAGTTACTACCTTTTAATGCACTTCCAAATGTTTGTATTTTTTTATTCTCATTAGGTATTCCATTAACTACTTTTTGTGCGTGTGCTTTAAAAACTGCAAAATTTGACTCACATTTAATAACTTCATAATGTATGTCTATTTGTTCAATAGCTTGTATTTTATCTATTCCTGTTCTTGTAATAATTACATAGTGCTGATGCTTAAAAACATCATCTGCTGTAAGATCATATTTTTTATATAGTTCTAATAATTTATCTCTTTTCATATCTCATTATATTTATTTGAATTAAGTAAAGCAACATCTAATTGTGCTTCTAAAAATTGAATTTTTTTTTCTAATGCTTCACATCTTTCAATATAATATGCTATTAATTGATTTTTGCCTTGATGTGAATAACTTGTTCTAATGTTATCTACATCCATTCCAAAGTATTTAAAATTGATTTCTTTACTTCTAACTCTTTATAAAGTTGGATTTGTGAAAATGCATCTTTGAATAAAGCTGCGTGCTGTAATTGTGTTTCTAAAAGCCTAATTTCAGCTTTAATTGTGTCTTTTTGTGTTATCATTATTTAAAATTTTAATTATTATTCTTTATAAATATAAACAAAATTATTAATAACTTCCAACTCATCCATAAAAAAAAGGCTAAATAAATTTAACCCTTTAGTAATAACAATAACTAGACATTCAAATATACTGCTTTAAAAACAATCTACAAAATTTTTATATCTTTTTATCATATCTACTAACTCACTATCACTATATTTTATTAATTTTTGTGCTTTAATGTGTAATCTTCTAGCAGTTCCTGTTCCAAACTTTTGATCAAGTTTATTACCAAAAACATACTGCTCACCATATTTAAATACATTACACCCAGCGCATTGTACTTGGCAATTTATTTCGTCCCATCGAGTAGAATAATGTCTTCGACTTTGAAAATGTCCATTTTGTAGTTTTTTCCAATGATCACTCTTACCACAAGTAAAGCAAGTAGCAATCTCTCCTAATGAATTTTTTTGTCTTATATATTGACTAAATATAGTATCTAGCTTTTTAACTAATTTACTTCTTGTAGGTTTTTTTGCCATTAATCTTGATGTTTTAATAGTGAGACACCAATTTTCTCATCTATTTTTTTTATGGTCTTATATATATATGTACTATTTTTTTTTACTTGTTGTTTTTCTAGCTTTGTAGAATCAATACCACAATTAGTATATTGATTTGCATCAATTTCTAATAATTTATCAATTTTTTCATTGTTTGATATTGTTTTATAATTATAAATTTGATCAATTTTTTCTGAGGTGTATTTCATTTTTATAAAATTTTTAAAGAAAATGCTTTTTATTGCGAAATAAAAATAATAAATTTAAATTTTTTTATTGTTTAAATATAATATCTAAGTAATTATATATAAATATAATCCAAATAATTACATAAAAATAATGATCCCGATAAACTATTCTATTTGCCTATAGCTTTTATTTTTTCTAAACCTCTAGAACCAAAATAAGCACCTACAATTAAGGATAATAATCCAGTAATACTATCTAAAGGATATTCTAAATACCATCCTATAACATAAGATACTGAAAAAAAAACTAATACAATAGGTCTTACATTTTTACTTAACCAAGAATCAGAAGCCATATCTGATGACCATCTTTTAGTAACTTCTTGCATTTCAATTATATCAAACTCAAGTAATTTTATTGCAGTTTCTTTGTCTTTAGTAGAAAGTACTTTATCATTAGTAATTAATCCTTTTATTAAATTTAAAACTTTACTGTCTGGAATAATAGCAGAGGTTACTTCAAATATATGAGGTGCAACCTTACTTAAAAATTTACCTACTTTAGTTTCATTAAATTTTTTTTTAGACATTATTTCTTTTTATTAAGTAAATACCATTTCTGAATTGTGTAACCTATAGTAACACTAAGTAAAATTATTTTAAGGATCACATCTATATTAGTCATTGATATCGTAAAACTACCTGCATTTATTAATAAAAGTTTATAATCTTGCATAATATTATTTTTTAAATGCTTTATAGCACATTGCAATTGCTTGAGATTTTTCGTGGTATTTCATTAATTGTGGTACGCAACGGATCATAAAATCACTTTGCTTTTCATTTGGTTTTTTTTTTGGTATAGGCATAACTTAACAGGTTTCACAATCAGACCAAGTATAATACTTGCCTTTTTTTCTTATTACTAAAACTTGTTTTCTATTGTCTTTTTTGTTTTTATATGAAACGTGCAACCATTGAGGGTTTTCAACTCCAAATTCCCAAATTAATTGATCAAAATCTAAATTGTCTTTTATGTAATGAAACATTTCTAAATTTGATTTGCCACCCATTGAAGTTAAATCAATAGCATTTCCAGTTAAGTGCTGAGACTTTGGTGCACCTTTAATACCACGATTTAAATCTTCTGACCTAAACATACTATTAACTTTTATTGGTGCATCTACCCACTCTCTAAGAGGTTCAAAAACTTTGTTAGCAATCAACTCCATATTTTTAATATGTGCTGCTGTAGGTTTGTTTTCTATTTTATACTGTTTAGCATAATTAGAATGTGTTGCTTCTTTATAGCTTATATGATCACTAATTTTCTTCATCTTTTTCTGGTATTAATTCATAAGAACCATCTTGAAGGTTGATGTTTACTTTACCGTATTCTTCTTCTAGTTCTTTTTTAGATTTATCTTGTTCTACCATTAGTTCAACATACATATGATTTAAACTATGTATTTGAGTTTGTAGTAATCCCAAGTCGTGCAAAA